ATGGGACCGTACCAACGATTTACAAATGGTCGGGCCTCTGACGCCTGCACAGTGGCAGTATTACAAAGGCGCAATTACATCAGATGTAGGATTAGCGGTGCGGTGGAGACTACGCCCCACAAGCGGTGTGTTAAAGTTTGAACTGGAGAACCCCGGCGCGGCTACTATTGCCTTTGAGTACGTCAGTGATAACTGGTGTGCCTCTTCCAGTGGGACAGGCCAATCCGATTGGGCGGCAGATACAGATGTGCCATTGTTTGAGGAAAACCTAGTGTTCAGGGAAGGTTGGTGGAGGGCATTACGGGCTTTTGGCTTTCCCTATGAAGATCAGAAGAACGATTCCCGTAAGTGGTTGAAGCATATATGGGAGCGTGAACGTGGCGGGGGAGCAAATATTAACATGGCCCCTGCGGTTGCGACATTTACGGCTAATCTACCGGATACAGGATACGGCAGCTAATGGTAGCCCAAACTATACCTGCGCCTATAGGCGGGTGGAATAAACGCGATGCGTTAGATTTAATGCCGCCACAGGATGCCGTGACGTTAGATAACTGGTTCCCCGGCAATGGCAGAGTGGCTGTTCGTAAAGGCTATACGCAACACGCCACAGGGTTAGGTTCGAGCAATGTCGATACTCTTGCAGAGTACAGCAAGGGAACAACAAATAAGCTGTTAGCAGGCGCTAACGGAAATATATACGACGCGACTACATCTTCAATTTCCTCGTTGAAAAGCGGCCTGTCTGTTAACAGATGGGAAACTGTGAACTTCAACGGCCAGATGGGATGGGTAAACGGCACAGACACTCCCTTGGTTTATGATGGGTCAAGTTTTGCAAACATGACAGTAAGCGGGACAGGGCTAACTGTTACAAACCTACGTGGAATTATGGTGCATCAGTCGCATACGTTCTTCTGGGAAAATAACAGTCAGGACTTCTGGTATTCCGCAGTCAACACACTGGGTGGGACATTAACAAAATTTCCTCTTTCCAGAGTGGGTGCTTTTGGCGGTAATTTAATCTGTGCGGGATCTTGGAATGTTGCAGGCGGCTCAGAGGAGTGGGTTGGAGGCGGTATAGGCAATGACCTAGCCGTATTTGTTATGTCTTCTGGGGATACCATTGTGTACGAGGGAGATAACCCTGCATCCAACTGGAACCTTGTAGGCGTGTATCGTATTCCAGAGCCATTAGACATTCGGGCTATAGCCAAGGTAGGTGGGGATCTCGTTATTGCGACTAAAGGCGGCATTATCTCAATGGCTACGGTGTCGCAGTCAGGACAATTAGAGCAGCGGGGTGTTATTAGTGACAAAATAAACCCGGCGCTTATTGAAAAAAGCGGTCTTACTGACCCCGGCTGGCAACTGGAATATCATCCAACGTATTCGCAAGGCCGAATGTTGTTACTCAACCTGCCGAATAGCACTGTGGACTTCGACCAGTATGTAATGAATGCAGATACATTAAGTTGGGCGAGGTTTAAGGATCTCAATGCAAGAGCGTGGGGCAGATACGACGATGGCCTGTATTTTGGCACAACTGATGGCAAGGTAATGAAGTTTGACGACGGAAACGCCGACATTTCAACGGATATAAGCGGAGATGCGGAAACTGCATACAATTATTTTGAATCGAGGGGAGTGTTGAAACGATGTGCAGCATTACGTCCCGTTTTAGCCAGTGACGGCACAATTACTGTTTCCATAGCTCCACAGTTCGATTTCCAAAGGAGAGGCATTCCAGCGGCAGATGTAAGTTTGATTGAAGCGGGGGATACGTGGGAGGAAATTACAGACGATTGGGAAGATTGGGATACAGATTGGGATGATTCAATCCAGAGCGTAGTAGCGAAGTGGCTTGCCTCGACGGGCGCAGGCTACGCAATAGGAGCGAGGTTTCGCGTAACAACATCGGACGATCTGGAGTGGCATTCATTAACGTATCAACTAGAACCCGGACAAGGAATATTTTAGATGGCAGCTTTAACTGGTAAGAAGCCCAAGAATACATACAAGGACCTACTGCAAGTATCGAACAGCAATGCAGGCATAGATAGCACTCTCCGTTTTGTTTCGGATGGTGAAGGCACGGATTCTACATTAAAACTTTCTACAACCTCGATATCTACGACAAGCAAAGTTGTAGTTGGTGGCGATACCGCAGCAGGGGATGACGCAGCCATAGGTTATACGAGCGCAGAAGGTCTTATCATCACGGGGCAGGGGTCCACGTCAGACCTGACTGTAAAGAATGATGCTGATGCCGCTGTTCTTACTATAGCTACTGGAACTACAAATGTAGATATCGTTGGAGATGTAACAGCTTCCACTGTAAATGCAGACGGGGATACTTCTGCTAGTGATAACGCTGCTATGGGCTACACCAGTGCCGAAGGTCTTATCCTAACGGGTCAAGGTAGCACTAACGATGTAACTATCAAGAATGACGCTGACGCAGATGTACTTACGATAGCAACGGGCGGGACAAATGTTGACATTGTAGGGGATGTTACTGCTGCGACTGTAAACGCTGATGGAGATACATCTGCTGGTGACGATGCGGCTATGGGCTATACAAGCGCAGAGGGGCTGATACTGACGGGGCAGGGTTCAACCAACGACGTCACTATCAAGAACGATGCAGACCAAGACGTTCTCGAAATCCCTACAGGGACGCAGAATGTAACTATGGCGGGGAATCTTTCTGTAGCAGGCGACCTGACTATCACAGGTGATGACCTGACTATGTCTACAAATACAAGTGGCGCAGCGTTGATTGCAGACGGAACAAATTTTAATCCAGTAGTGATTTCAGGTGACGCAGCAATAGCAACTAACGGCGCACTGATTATAGCTAATGATGCGATCAACTCTGCAAAAATTGCGGACGACGCAATAACCGCTGCTTTAATAGCAGACGACGCTGTAGGTAGTGCTGCCATTGCTGATGACGCTATTACTGCCGCGCTAATAGCTGACGATGCGGTAGGTAGTGCGGCAATAGCTGACGATGCAATAACCTCTGCCTTGATAGCTGATGATGCTGTTGTAAGTGCCGCAATAGCTGATAACGCTGTCGTAACTGCTGCGATAAATGATGACGCAGTGACACTAGCCAAGATGGCTGGTCTTGCACGAGGTAAAATAATTTACGGAGACAGTTCTGGAAATCCAGCAGCATTAGCGCTAGGCTCCGCGAATTACGTTTTAAAAAGTGACGGAACAGACGTTGCATGGTCAGCAGATAGTGCGGGAGCGGTAACGTCCTATACAAACTCGACTGATAACAGGGTTATTACCTCTGTTAACTCTACAACAATCAATGGAGAAGCAAACCTCACGTTTGATGGTTCTGTGCTTGCTGTCACGGGAAATGTGACGGCTTCTGGAACAATAGAGCCAGCGGGTGACACATCTTCTGGTGATAATGCGGCGATTGGATACACCTCTGCGGAAGGATTGATACTCACTGGGCAAGGCTCGACCTCAGATCTCACAGTAAAGAACGATGCTGACGAGACAGTGTTCACCATTCCTACTGGCACAGATGATGTTAAGTTTTCAGATAATGCACAACTTCAGTTTGGTGCTGGTGGAGATTTAAATGTTTATTCTAGTGGTAGTGCTGGTGTGATAACGGCTCCTAGCCAGTTAAGATTGTATACAGCGGATTGGGGTGTATCTAATTCTGGTGCATCAGAATCAATGATAAATGCTGTGGAGAACGGGGCTGTCACTCTCTACCACAATAATGTAGCAAGAATCGCCACGACTGCGAGCGGTGCTTCAGTAACTGGAACATTTACTGCTTCAGGCGTACAGACTTTGGCGGCTGGTATTGCTGGCGCAGACAATGAAATAAGCCGTGTTAATCTAAAAGATTATGGTGAAGTTACTAGTGCTCTTGGTAGTGCTGGAGGTGCGCGTACAATTGATCTTGAAGATGGAAATAATTTCACTGCTACTGTATCGGCATCTACTGTAACATGGACATTTAGTAATCCGACTGCCAGTGATGAATTATGCGGCTTTACTCTTTTCCTGACTAACGGAGGATCACAAACCGTGAACTGGCCCGGTTCTGT